ATTCAACACAGAAATCATCATCACATCACCGCTGACAGGCGAAAAAAGCAAGTGGCAAGGCCCACGGATTGAGGCAGACGACTTTCAACAGGCAGAGAAAGCCGCGTTCGCTTCTGTTATATACGTTACAGGGGAGAACGTACCGCGTGAGGCGCTGTCAGTTCAAATGCAGCCGCCGAGGTCGTTGGCGTTCCGATTTGGGTATGTTCCTTCGCACGCATATAGAGCGCTTGAGCAAATAGCCGCGCATTTAGACGCTTCAGAAATTGAAGAGGACAAGGCAGCTGCAATACTTCGTATATTAGGATACGAAGTATTTGACCCGCGTAACCCTGAAACAATCCGAATGAAAAACGAAAACCTGTTTCATCCTGATTTCGTTTCTAAGTTGAATGAAGCCGAGGCAATCGGTGGCGTGGTAATATCGTACCTTCCTGAAGTGTAAAGATGCCAACGATCAACAAAACATCAAAGCCTGCACCTTGGAAGCCAAAGCGCGAACCATTCGAGAACCAGGAGGGTAGAGCGTGGCGGGAAGCATTGTACAATAGTTGGAGATGGCGTAAGATGGCGAAGGCAGAGATACTGAATGAACCGCAATGTGCAGAGTGCGCACGGCATGGAATAGTGACGACTGAGAACCTTCAACGTGACCATGTGAATGGGTTTAACGATGAGCATGGGTTTTGGTTCGGCGAACGGCAAACGCTTTGCAGGTGGCACAATACGCAGAAGGCAGGAAAGGAAGGGAATAAGGCCAAAAACGCCAAAAAATAAACAAAATAGGGGGGTGTACCTAAAGTTTTAGGGCGCTCCTCTCAACATCGCGCTGCCCTTCGCGCACACGCGACGGCAAACTAACCAAAATTTGACATGAACGAATTAGACCAGTTTAAGATAGATGTTTCAGCGTTCGACAAAGCCGGACGTAAAAAAGAAATTGCGCGGATAGTCAAACCGCCACGCGTAAAAGAAGTTCCCGAGCGTGCGCTAAAGTATGAGTATGCTGAAAAGCTGGCTAAAGACATTCATATTGAAAAAGGTTGCAGGTACTATGTTTTAATTTCAGGAAATTTTATAGCAGGTGATTTTATAGAAGCGTTAATTACAGAAAATAACTGGCACGTCAAAAGAATGACAATTTCAACACTTTCACTTCATCAGGGGAATGTTGACAGCCTTGTCAATCTTATAGAAGGAAACTACGTTGATGAGTTAAATATAATAGTTAGCGCGTACTTTTATGCGCATGAACGCGGAAGCCTTGTTAAGTATATATACGACAACCTTGACAAGGATAACAAATTTCAATTTGCAGCAGCCGGAACGCATTGCAAGATTACAAACATTGAAACGCATTGCGGGTTAAAAATCTGCATTCACGGAAGTAGTAACCTTCGCTCTTCCGGAAATATTGAGCAGATTATGATAGAAGAAAATGAGTATCTGTATGACTTCAATCAGGAAGTTTTTGACCAGATACTTGAAAAATACAAAACAATTAACAAACCAATCAGACGCGACAAGCTATGGCAGACACTTCAGGCTCAAAAGTAAAAAAGGGTTCAACCAAAAAAACAACAGCCGCCAAAAAACGGAAAGGAAAAAAAAGGAATCCAATGTCCGGCATAACACCATCAACGCCGGGAGTTGATGCACCATTCTAAAACATGAAACCATGAAAGGAGGCGACAAAAGAAGTAAAAGCATGGAAGCGCACAAAGCAGCTGGAACATTTAGAGCGGACAGGCATGGAAACCGCATCGAATCAGCGGCTAAATTAGTTGATGATATTTCCGCTCCTGCATATTTTCAAGGTGAACACCTTAGAAAGTGGAATGAAGTAGTTGGGCATCTAAGGGACTTTGGGATACTTGCAATTCAGGATGCTGACAGTATTGAAACGTATGTCAGTTCAATAATTGTGCAGAAAATGGCATATGCTTCAATTATCAGCGATGGGCTTGAAATTGACGGGTTCCCTAATCCTAATTTAAAAGTGTACCAACAAATGGAGGCTATTATCAAACCACTCAGAGAGCAATTCGGATTCACACCCCGCGCAAGGCAGGGAATACACGTCAAAAAGGTTGAAAAGAAAGTAGATCCTATACTTGAAATACTGACACCCAAACGAAAGGCAATATGATTGAGTTGTACAGTCAATACATGAACAACGTCGTATCCGGTAAAGCTATCGTGTGCGAAAACGTGCGCATGGCTGTACATCGGCAGTTAAACGACCTGAATAGACAGAACACACCCGACTTTCAATACTACTTCGATGAAGACGAGGCGGAGCGGTGGTTGCGCTTTATTTCTATCCTCCGCCACACGTCCGGCAATTGGAAGGGCCAACGGTTTAACGTACAAGATTTTCAGGCGTTCCGGTGGGCTTGTATTTTTGGATGGCAGCGGACGGACGGCAAGGGTCGCCGCTTCCGGCGGGCATTCGTAGAGGTTGCCCGAAAGCAAGGAAAGACAGAAGAAGCCGCCGCGATTATGTTAGGCGGACTTCTGATTGACGGTGAAAACGGCGCACAGATATTTAGCGCCGCAACGACACGGCATCAGGCAAAGATTGTGTACAACGCCGCAAAGTTGATGGCCCGCGAACTTCGCAACGATAGCGAAGTAATACGCGATGAACTTGAAATAAGAGCGCACCGGATAATTAGCAGTCGCACGGATAGTTTTATGGAGGCGCTAAGTGCGGAGGCTGGAACACTTGACGGATTGTCGCCACACATTGCAGTCATTGACGAATTTCATGCACACCCGACCAACGAAGTGCTGAAGGTGTTGGAAACAGGACAGGGAGCGCGGTCAAATCCGCTTTCATACATCATCACAACTTCAGGTTTCAACTTTGAATCGCCCTGGTTCCATTTGCGGCAAAACTGCATTGATATTTTGCGCGGCCTAAAAACGGACGAAACCTTTTTTGGGGTTATCTACACCCTTGACGAAGGCGACGACTGGAACGACCGTTCAACGTGGGTTAAAGCAAATCCGCAAATCGGCATTACCCCGTCATGGGAGTTTATGGAATCGGAATACACCAAAGCGGTTAATGAAGGTGGCAGGTCTGAAGTAGAGTTCAAAACAAAGAACCTGAATATTCCGTGCGGTGTTGCGGAAGTGTGGATACAGGACGAGGTTTGGCAGAAGTGTCCGAATAGTTACAACATCGAATCTTTAAAAGGTCGTGTTTGCTTCGCCGGTATTGACTTTGCCGCAACGTCTGACTTTACCGCGTGCGTTTTGCTGTTTCCTTCCGAAAATGAAGGCGATTCACACATACTTTTACCATTCTTCTACATACCTGAAGAAACCGCGAAAATGCGGAGCCGCGAATTTCCTGACGTGTTGAGGTGGATTAATAGCGGACTTCTTACCATCACACCGGGCAATGTCACGGATTACGACTACCTGATAGCCGACTTGCACCGATTGCGCGGTGATTACGATATACAGGCAATAGGATATGACCCTTACAACGCATTTCAGACGGTAGCGCGGCTTGAAGCCGACGGGTTCCCGATGGACAAATTTGCACAGGGAATCATGAATATGTCAGCCCCGACTAAGGAATTTGAGCGACTTGTAAAGCAGGGCATGATAAATCACGGCGGGAATCCGATTATGCGGTGGATGCTGTCAAATGTTCAACCGTACTACGATCAAAACGAAAACCTGAAAATCAGAAAAAAGAAAAACAGCCTGAACCTAAAGATTGACGGCATTATTGCGTCTGTCATTGCCCTCGGTGAGTACATTAAGAATCCAGTTGAAACCTATTCCGGCGGTATCTACTTTGTATGAATCATAGGCGATACCATCACCCGCGCACGTTCGCAGATTTTTACGCTGAATTCCTGATAAGGCTAACTGAGTGTCGAACCTGTAAAGATGCTTACTTTCGGACCGAACAAAGCAGCGTGCAGGAATACAACAGGCCAAAATTTGTGACGTACAACGCTTTTAAAATGGCAAAGTACAGGCACTTAAAGCGAATCAGGGAAGAAAAACAAGAGCGCCTGAACAGGCGCAAATAAAACATCGCAACACATGGCACGAATAATATTGACACACGAAAAGAACGATGACGGCTCTGTAAATGCACGCTTGAAATACCCGTGCCTAAACAGCAAAAAACCGTCTGAAATGGTAGCAAATGAAATCGAATACCGACTAAAGGCGCTTCCTGTTTCAGAAGCCTATAAAGAAGAGTTAAGAATACTTATAGGCAGTTACGGAGTTTTAAAGGCAATTGGAGAATAGCAGTTATTTCCAAAATGGAAACACCTTAGGCCCGGCAATTTGTCGGGCTTTTTTATTCCGGTAACAAAAAACCATTCAAAGCGCTACGAATTACGGCAATTTTGTGCCACAAACAAGCGCATGAGTATCTTAGATAACATCAAGGCTGTTTTCACCCCAAAAAACCAAAGGGCCAACTTATTAGGTACGCCTGAATGGTCATGGGGATGGTTCGGCGCTCGTCCGACTAAATCAGGGGTTGCGGTGAACTCTGAAACCGCTTTAGCGCATTCAGGCGTGTACACCTGTGCAAAGATTCTATCTGAATCAATCGCCTCGCTTCCGGTCGGCCTATATACGTCCGACAATTCGAAGATACAGCAGCTTACGTCCGACAGGCGCAACTACATGATTTCGCAGGAGCCAAACGACCTTTACACGTCGTATGATTTCCGCGCTACCGCAATGGTACATCTTGCGCTGCATGGTAATTTCTATGCCGATATAATCCGCGACGGTAACCGCCGTCCGGTACGGTTGCGCATTATCGAAAATCCTAACTGGGTAATTCCTGAACTCGATTTGAACGGTAACCTTTGGTATCGTGTGTACGACTACAAAGTGAACGGGCAAATGCGTGAACGTGAAACACCTGTCAGGCCGCGTGACATTATTCACGTCAAAGGGATGTCAACGGACGGCATTGTAGGAAAATCACCAATCAGTATATTCCGCGAAAACATCGGACTTGGTATTGCCACAACTGAAACGCAGGCGGCGCTTTGGAAGAACGGCGCGTTTATGTCGGGTTACATAAAGCACCCTGGTAAGTTGTCGCCCGATCAACAGCAGAATCTTTCACAGGCATGGCAGGCGCGATATACCGGACGTGAAAATGCCGGAAAAACACCTATCCTTGATGGCGGACTTGAGTTCGTGCCATTGATGATGAAACCGGCGGACGCTCTTTTCATCGAAACGGCGAAACTTTCGCTTCAGGACATTTTTAGAATATACCGCATCCCGATGCACATGGGCGGCTTGTTAGACCGCGCAACCAACAACAACATCGAACACCAGTCGCTTGAGTTCGTGCGTGACACGCTGCGTCCTATCTTGAAGAATTGGGAAAACGAACTTGACCGAAAGCTACTTTTTGAAAACGAAAAAACGCGGTTGTTTTTTCGGTTCAACGTGGACGCAATGCTCAGGGGCGACACGCAAAGCCGTGCGGAATACTATCAGCGTGCGCTTGGTTCTGTCAGTTCGCCCGGATGGATGACACCTAACGAGGTTCGTGTACTTGAAAACTTGAATCCAATTGCAGACGCAGATACAATCTACAATCCTGCAATGAACAATATAACGCCGGACGCAGCGCCGGATAACTCCACAGACAACAATGACAACACAGGAACAGCGCAAACAGGCGAATAATACCGAACTGCGTTCATGTGTGGGCGCTATTGAGTTAAGGCAATCTGAAAGCGGAAAAGATACCGTTTTTGGGTATGCCTTGAAATTTGGCGTGCCTTATGATATGGGTTGGTTCACAGAAGAGATACAACGCGGCGCTTTGGATGGCGCTGACCTGTCTGATGTGCGCATCCTATTTAATCACGATCAAAACTTAATCTTAGGAAGGACCAAAGCCGGAACCGCCAAAGTAGGCATTGATGAAATTGGAATGTGGTACATGGCCGAACTTCCTGACAGCCCGACCGGACAAAACGTAAAAGAAGCATTGAGGCGCGGAGATGTTGACCAAAGTTCATGGGCCTTCTCAATTTCAACCGATGAATCAGGCCGCTCCAAAGGCGACAAGTGGACAAACAAAGACGGCAAAGATTACCGCGTCATTACTTCCGTTCGCGCTGTTTATGACGCATCACCCGTGACCTATCCGGCCAATCCTGATACAACAGCCGCGAAGCGCTCAAAGGAAGTCAGGGGCGAAGATTACGGCGAAGAGATGGAGCCGAAAGCGCAAATGATTGACGTGCTGACTGAGTTAATCGGAGAACTGAATGAGATGGTAGGAAAGTACAAAGAGTGTGCCGACAAACTGACAATGATAGCATCCGTTAATCCTGAACTGTCTGCAATTGCCACAGATACGGCGGCAATGGTGGTACAAAAGCATGACGACGCTGTTTCATTCATCAACGAAATTGCAGTCACAATTACAAGAGTAAACACGCCGGACGTTCAAACGAACAGCGCCGGACTTGACGCTACATATCAACTGCTAATCCGCGCACTTGACCGGAAGGCAGATATTTTCAACCAAAAATAAATCAACATGGTTACTGGAATCCAGTCACTCTACGATTCACGGGCGCGGATAGTCGAACAGATGAAATCCGTTGCGCTGAATGCAGCCAAAGAAGGCCGCGCAATGTCCGCTGAAGAAAATCAAACGTGGTCTAAAATGGAGGCTGATGAAGCCGCATTGACCGCCACCATTCAGGCGAACGAAAAGGCCGAACAACTTGAAGCCCGCGCAGCAGCACAGCACTTCGCCGGACGCGAAAATACCAATCCGAATGCCGACAAAGGCGCGGAAATGGATTACCGTGCCGCGTACACAAAATTCCTGCGAGGTGGAAACTCCAACCTGACCAACGAAGAGCGCAATATTCTTCGCAAAGAGGCTGAAAAACGCGGCACTTCCAATCAGGTAGTCGGAACCGACAGCCTCGGCGGTTACCTTGTTCCTGACTTGTGGCAGCCGGAAATCGAACGCGCAATGTTGGACTACTCCGGCATCCTTCAAGCTTGCCGTATCCTTCGCACCGAAGGCGGACAAACGCTGTATTGGCCAACTGAAGACGACACGACAACCAAAGCGGTAAAGGTCGGCGAGGCTTCGCAGTTCACGGTTCAAGACCTGACCTTTGGAACAAAGCAGCTTGATGCGTACAAGTACGGTTCCCTGATGAAAGTTTCCTACGAACTCCTGCAAGACAACGCCTACAACGTGGAGGCAGAAATGCGTGCAGCGTTCGGCCCTCGTTTCGGTCGTATCCTGAATCAGGAATGCACCGTTGGGGATGGCTCAGGCGACCCGAATGGCGTGGTTACCGCGTCAACGCTCGGCAAAACAGCTGCATCCGCAACAGCCGTAACGGTCGGTGAAATCATTGACCTGAAACACAGCATTGACCCTGCGTACCGCAACAGCCCGAACTTCGGTTTCATGTTCAATGACGCGGTACTTGCGTACCTGAAAAAGTTGCAAGTTGGCACGTCCGACGCTCGCCCGCTTTGGCAACCTTCCTACGCTGCCGGACAGCCTGACACAATCGACGGGAGCCGCTACTGGATTAATCAGGACATGGACAGCAGCATCAACGCATCGTCCAAGCTGATTCTGTGCGGTGACTTCAACAAGTACATCGTGCGCATTGCTCAGGACATGATTATTGCCCGTCGCGACGAACTGTACAGCGAATACGGCCTTGTTGGGTTTCAGGCATGGATGCGCATTGATGGCGAACTGATTAACACAGCCGCCGTTAAACACCTGATAACAGCCGCTTCTTAAGCATGAAAATCAGGATTCTTGAATCACTTGTAGGCAATGACCCGAATGGCGGCCCGTCTTTCAGTTACGGCAAAGGTGCAGAAGTGGACGCGCCGGAAAATCGTGCTAAAGAATTGGTACGTTCGGGGCTTGCAATTGCGCTTGAAACGCAAAAGATTGAACGCGCAACAATTCAGCCAACAACAAAAGAAGTCAGAAAGAAATGACGACTGATGCACAGGAATTAGATTTACGCCCCGGTTATGTGGCAATGAAGTGGTATCGT